TTACATTTCTAAACTTAGGGTTCTCCATATATTTTTTAACTGCTTCATTAAGAGCCTTGAGTGTGATTAAATCATTTTGTTTATCAACGATTTCAATGCTTGCATATCCTCCAATCATCAAGTCGTCGCTTTTGAGAATCCTAAAATCATGGGAGTTGTTTGCCATCACCGCAGAAGTCATTCTTCTCAACCCCAACTAAACCATAACGAGTATATAAAGAACAACCTATTCTTCGGTTGGGATGGATAATTTGTTATACCTATCTTGGTAGATATTCCATTTCCCATCATCTCCATCCTTATCAGCAGGTTCTTGTTTAAATCCTGTCCATGTAAGCCACATATCTTTACCATCTATCTTAATAACTCGATAGTGCATTTTAGTCTCAAACTTATTGCCTTCTAAGAAATATTCATGGTAGCCGTCTCTTTGAATACCTAAGCGTATTTTACCAGAATCAATAACTTTTCCCTTATCTACAGTTTTTGCCACTTCTGCGGGATATTTACCCGCAGCACCGAATAAATCAAACATTTCTTCTTCGTTTTCAATATCAATAGTCCAAAACATAGACTCATCGCCAACTTTGATTGCTAAGGTGATATTATCATCCTCTCTTGAATATAACTTAAATTGCCCTTCTCTATATTCTTTGGGCGTTTTATATTCATCATCTTTTAAAATTTCATCCCCATCTTCATCATCTTCTTGCATAATCTTATCGGCATCAGCAATAATTTTATCGCCTTCTTCACTAATTCCATCTCTAAGTACTGCCCAAGTTTTTAATTTTTTCTCATCCGAATCAAGAACATCTTCATATAAACTTGGTTGTTTCTGTTTCAAAAAGTTATGCAACTGCTTAGGAGTTTTTGCGCCATTCATTTTAAGATATTGAAAAATAGCCACAGTTAAATCACTTTGTTTAGATTTCATAATATCAATCGCTTGCTGTTTCCACATATCCAAATCCATTGTAGCATTCTTAGACATTAAATTATCTTCTTCATATCCATAAATAGTAAAACCATCTAAGTCATATTTAATAATAATGTTGGCTTCTCCGTGAATATGGTCTGTTATTTTAACTCCCTTTGTAAACGCTTCAACATCGTAATTAAGAGATTTTTTAGTATCTTGTGATAATAATTCCAAAGTAACTAATTTATCTGGTTGTTCTACTTCAGGAATTTCAATAGGTTTTGCTGAAAATAAACTAAAACCATTTCCTTTCTTTTTAACTTCATCAACCTTTACTCGAATAATATCCCCGACATCAACAGCAATTTTTGTATTTAGTGCTTTACCTACATTAAGATATTTTCTACCGTCAATCTCTTGACCTTCCATATCTTCACCTATTGGCCCAACACCAACAGTATAAGAATAAAGATTGCTTTTTGTTTTCTTTTTATCTAAAACAATAACATCTAAATCAACAAACTTCTTTAGTTTAATCCACTTGGGATTTTTTCTTGTCCCAATATAATAAGTAGAAGTAGCGTCTTTAATGACTACTCCTTCAGAAGTTGGTATTTCCATCATTTCTTTTGCATATTTATCAATATCAGATAAATTATCTGCTTGTCGGGTATCTTTCTTTGAAGGATATGCAATTGCTTCACTCGATTTAGAAGAATAGTTATTAAATAAAATAGTCATTCTATTCTCTAATTCTTCATCAGCAAGTGTTTGTGATTCATGTCGTATAATATCGAATACATGGCACTTTAATTTAGCGTCTTTATATTTACCTTTAAACACATGAGCGATTGTATCAGCACGATGTAGAGGGTCATCCCCATCAAATAGAACCAATTCACCGTCTAAGATACAATCACCGTATTCTTTCTTTTTTAATTCTTTTACTTGCTCAGTACACTTATCAGTAATATCTTTTTCGTTATAAGAATAAATCTTTACAGTATCGTCTAGTTTATGTAATTGTATTCTCATGCCGTCATACTTTTCTTGGACATACCAATTACCACTAAACCCTTTAAGTTCATTAATGTCATTTACTTCAAAAATTCTATACATTGGTTTGTTAGGAATAATGAAGTGAGATATAGATTTTTTCTCATCACTAGGAACAGACTTCTCTACTCCATCAATATCCTTCAACTCATCCCAATCCTTTTCTTCATTCTTAGAAAAGAAAATTAATTCTAACATCTCCATAGCAGCGTTTACTTTGGCTTCGACCTTTTTTGAGTCTTTTCCATCACCGTAATGCTCAATAATATAGAGAGGAATATCGTCCACTTCTAGGTCAAGTCCCATAAGACCCTCTGTTATAGTGTCGGGTTGCATGCCTTTAACGTTGTAAATGTCATCAGATAGGGCTTTATCGTCATGCCTAATAGCATAATGAAGAAATTTTACCATCGTCTCAGGATTATCAAGTAATTCTTCAAGAACGTTATCTTTGAACATAGAAGAGAATGGGTCTGAAACAAGAGAAGAAGAGTACCTAAGTCTTTTAATATTTTCATATAGTTCTTTGGCTTGTCTTGTGGTTGGGTCTTTTGTGTCTTTATCATCCAACTCTTTTTCTTCAATGAAGTTTTTCATTTCTTTTCCTGCTGCATCCATTTGATTATAGGAGTCAGTAATCATATCTACTGCTTTTCTCCAACGACCCGAATATTCCTTTGGGTCGTGAATAGCAGATAAATAGGCTACTCTTGTTTTTTCAAAAAGACGAAGAATTTCTTGAGAAGGTTGTTTATCCTTCTCAATGGAAGTAAGTTTCATTTAACTTACCTCAATTTCGACTATATCCGCTTTTAGAAACCATAATTTTAGCATTATTTACATCAGCGTATGTTAAAGGTGTTCCGCCCTTTTGTTGAGACATTCTATCTAATTCATATTCAAAATTGTTTTGGACTTGTTTGTTAGGCAATGTTCGCATATTTGCTAATGTTTGTTCATAAAAAGACTTAGCATCATTATCGAATCGTCTCACCGCCTTTCTTGCTCTTTCGTATTCAGGGTCTAAAGTCGGTTCAGAAGATTCACTATCATAAAACATAGTTTGTTCTGGAATTTCTGCTAATTCTTTTTCTAATCTTGTAATAGATTGAGTCATCTGAATAAGAACCTCTCTCATCTTTTCTAAATCTTGTTTATCAGCACCAGACATTTGTCCTCTAATTTGTTTTACTGCTGCTTCTGTTTGGTCAATAGCATTAAGAATGGTTCTTCTTTGCTCATCATCTAAAAATGGATTAGTTTGATAATCTGAATCCTTTACTGCTTTTAAGACTCGTATTGCCTTACTAATTTGTCCTGCTAAACCATAACCAGAATGAGTACCTTCATTTGTTTTAATTTCTACTTCACCCTTTTCAGCCTTTGGTCGCTTAACTTTAACTGCTTCTGATTTATCTTCTTGAGGATTTCTATTGTTATCCATTAAAGATTGGTAAAGTATTTCTTTGGCATCTCTCGCTTTCTCAATTAAAAGACTAATTTTTCTTTCTTCCCTTGTTACTCTTTCAGGCATTTAAATCACTCCATCTTTGAAACCATTTTATGAATATCAGACCAGTCCATACTTGAAACATCAGGCGTAGTATTATCAATACCACCAATTACATTATTCATAGCAGGTGTTGGACTGTTTGTCACTACAAGACCTGCTTTCATCAATAAACTATCCTTTGCATAAATTGTTTTTTCTAATGCTTCTACTTTTGCGGTTAATGCCTTAATAATCTCCAAGACATCTTCATTTATGCTTTTTTCTTCTGTCATTTCTTTTCCTCCTTTTTACCTGATGGATAAACCAAATCTCTTAATTGTCGATAGAGTAATTCATACTCTTTACGAAGTTTCGTAGCAGTAGCCACTATATCAATATTCCTTTCGTCCATCGACTTCATTTTCTTGTTTAACTTCTTGTCTGATTTAGTTAAATCTAATTCTCTAAGTGTCTCAATAAGTTCTCCTAATTTAGTAAAGTCTTGACCAAAAAATTCAGTTGGCTCTGCTGCTTGAAGAGTTTTCTTTAATTTCTTTCTTCCCTTAGCATCCAATGAATCTAAAATCTCTTTTGGTTTCTTTTTTTCATTCTTTAGAATAAAATTTTCCCCTGTTCCGTAATAATCCCATGTCATTCACGATTCCCTCCTTCAATTAAATTATTCATTTGATTTACAATGTTTTCTAATTCTTCTTGTTTTTCTGCAAAAGTTTCTGAAATTTCATCAATTCTTCTCAATGCTTCAGCATCAACGGTTGGTAATCCATCAATCTGTAATCCATCTGATTCTATTCTAAGAGTAACATCAGGATTATCTTGTAAATAGGCTTGTAAGCCCTCTTCTACATTTCCTTCTGCATTATTAGCCACTCTTTGCATGATTCTAGCCTTTAAATCGAGATATACCAAAATGCTTGTTCCCTCCACAATTAAATCCTTTATTACTGCAATGGGGTCTTTATCTTGAAACAAAGCAACTAACTTTTTAAAGTCTTTTGTAATGGGTCTAACTCTTTCAGCAGCCTCAATATCAAAAATAACCTTTTCTAGTTTCTTTGTTTCAATTTCTATATCTTCTTGAATTTCTCTCTTGGCTTCTTCAAGGTATCTGTCTTTATTTTCTTTGAGTTCTCTAATTTCTTTAGTCTTTTCCCTTAGTTTATCAGGTTCTACTCGACCACTAGAAATAATTGTATTAAGAGAATTAATTAAACGATTTAATTTATTTTCTATAACTTTATCAGAATTTTCTAAAACTTCTTTTAATTCTTCAATAGCATCTTCAAAGACTCTCTTTTTAGCAGAAACATTGTCTAATTTTCTCTGTAATCTTTGAAGAGTTTTGATTGACTTATTATATTGTGTTTCAATAATTGAATCCTTTCCTTGTGTTACTAATAACATATTTATTCTTTCTCTTCTAACCTTTGGTTTATTTACCAGATTTCTAGGTTCACGACCATGACTCTTAACATGAAGTCTTCTTAAAACGGTATAGAAATCAACTTTCTCCTCACTTCCCTCAACCGTAAATTTTAATTTTAATAATCTATCAATTCTAGAAATTATCTCTCTAACGTTTAAATCTTTATTTTTATTATCTTTTACTTCTCGGCTTCCGTCATCTCGGATTTTAATGTCTTTACCTTGTAAAATACCCCTATTATCTAAATACTTACCATAAGTGTTTTGAATATATTTAGGGTCTCTAACGATTAAAGCGAGAGTATCTAATACTTTTCCAGATTTTGTTGGATTAGTGCCAATTAATTGATATGCTTTTCCAGCACCTCTTACATCTATTTTATTATCTACTTTCCTAACTTGTGCTGTTTCAGCAATTTTCTCCAAAGCATCTACTTGAGTTCTTAATTTAATTAAAAATTTATATGCTTCCTTTTCTCCCTTCTGTTGAGTTAATTCTTCTTCACGAGACATCGCATCCATTCTTGCCTCATCATCGACTGAAATATCTACTTCATCTCTAGTATCATCTAACTCTGAATCTTCAAATCCACTAATGTCATCAACATTTGCTTCTTCCTCTTCTTCGGCCTTTAGAATATATTTTCTATAATGAACGATGTTATTTGGATTGATATTTCTCTCTAAAGACTTTTTTATTTCAGAAGCACCAGCCTTTGCATTTACCAAAGCCTGTGTTTCCTCATCTAATTCGACTTTACTCAATACATAAAGCAAAGACTTATCTTTAGATAATTCAAATAACATTTAACCGCCTCAGAATGGAATGTTTTCTTTCTTTCCTCTTCTTTTAGGTGGCAAAAGAATAACGTCAGGATTATCTGCCGAAGAAGGAGAAGCCTTATGAGAAGTATCTTGTGGTAATCCCACAGATAAATCTCTATTCTTCTTTACCTTATTGTTTTGTTGTGCAGTTAAAGCCTTGACTTGTGCTAATTCTTTTGTTAGCCTTCTTTGTTTTTGATGTAGGTCTTCTTTCATCTTATCACTTCCTTAAATTTCGTCATCTAGGGGAATATAGTTAGGATTATAAACAGGGCTATCATATTTAATTTCGGGAAATACCTCATCAAATACCTCTTCTACCATATCTAAAAGAACCTCTTTTGCTTCGTCTAATGATTCAGATTTAGTGCTTACTCTTCTTTGGGAAGTGCCAGTATGTCTTTCATATTTAACATTTAAATTATCTGCTAAAAACTTCTTTAGTTTTCTTTTGAAAGAAGCATCTCTTATTCTTTTGATTAAACCTTTTGTTTTATCAACAAGTCCTTTTTCAATTTTTACTTGTTCTTTCCAACTCATATTATCCAACTCTCCTTTCGGTTCTTTGGTCATTGTTTTGATTTCCTGCCTCTAATGGTAATCCCGACATCCTCTTATCAGGGGCTACGTTCATCGAGGGTTTATTTCTTGTGGTCGCTGGATTGGCCTGTGGCTTACTTCCGCCTTGTAGAGCCTGTTCTTGCATTTGTCCTAATTGTGAAGCATCAATGTTTGTTCCTGCATAGGGGTCAGTTTCAGCCTTTTCTCCCCCTTCTCCTTCTTGTTCTTTAGGTTCTTCAGGTTCAGGCTTCTTAAAAGTAAATTGTCCATCTTCATCCATATCTACTTCAAATCCTAAATTCTTAGTCGATGCAGCGATATTAACTTCAATCTCACGCTTACGAAGAACAGCAATTTCATCCTCTTCTTCGCTTGGTGGCAGTTTTAAATTCCAATCTGTAATACCGAATTGTTTTACAAGGAAGGGAAAAACATAATTATTATAGACAGTCTGTGCTTTTTGAACGGCTCTATTTGTAACAAGGATTTGCATACCTTCATTATTTAATCCACCGCTTGTAGTATTATCAGCCATAAATACTTTGCTTACACCATAGAATGCTGAGATTCTGTCTCTCAAATCATCCTTAACAGACACATAATCCATCTCTTTAAGACTGTCCATGAATTTAATCCACTCAACCGCACCTTTCCCTCCTTCGGCTTCAATTCCCATAACTGGAATAAAGTGAGGGTCGGCCTCCATCTTTTCTTTTACTGAACGCCAAAAGGAACGCATTGAATCCATATTTCTAGTTTGAACTGCAAGTAATCCTCTTGGCATTCTACTCTTAGTATATGATTGATTAACATAGTTCTCCATAGCAATAAGAGTCATAATGTTATTAAACAAAGTAATAACTGGAGACATACCATAAAGACGAGAAGGACTGTATTTACTAAAGTGAAGAACCTCTCCCTTTAAGAAGAACTGGTCTTCTCCATTTACTCTATTAACATAATGAACAGGAAATAAATTACTACCACAAACTTCACAGGTTTCGTGGGGTTCTTTATGAATAACATTACGATGATTTACACAAGTGAATCCTTTTGTTCCTCTTTGTCCATTTTCATCGCTATAAATAAACATAGTAACTGGGTCGCCTCTATAAACTTCTTTGATACGGTGCATTCTAATTTTACCATTACCGTCAATGAAATATTCTTTAACAAGAACAATATATGCATCATCCATAATGTTTAAATCATCTTCAAGTTCCTGTAATACATCAATAAACAACTGCTCAGATTTATTAACATATCCTTCGATAAACTTTTCAGCATATTCTAATTGCTTAACATCGGGAATTTTAAGGTCGGCACTTTGACAACGAGAACATTCTTGAACTGGTCTTTTATGTTCTTTACCGCAGTTATTACATCTTGCTTCATATGCTTTTTCCCAAAGATAACCTCTTCTAAATACTTCCTGTTTTAGTTGAGTAATACAAGTTCTTGCAATAACTGATTGATTAACAATATTGTAAATAATTGGGCCAGTCATCATGTGATTGGTTTCTCTTTCCTGAATACCCATATTATAGACTTTTCTATCGGCAGGTTTAGGAGTAGAACGCCTAAACAAGTTAGTAATAGAAAATCTTCTTTTTTCTTCTACCATTGCTTACACCCCCTCTTTAAACCCTATGCTATCCTCACCTATCAACGCTTCGGTCAAATACTTCCACTATCTTCAATGTCGTATCTTTCATTGCTTGAACGAAGCATTTCTTCTAAAATACCTCTTAGAAACGCTGGTCTTTTTTCAGGTTTTTGAAAACCAGACCTTAAATAATATATAACCATCTTTTGATTAATAGAAGCAAGGTTAGAAAATCTAACATACTTAGTTCTATCTCTTGGCAATTCATCATTTAGAATACCATCTTTTAATTTTTTCCATGTCATTGACATTTTGATTCACTGATTCCTTTTGGTTTGCCATGTGCAATCCAGCATAATTCACAGAACCCAAACGGTCTGTCTCCAAATGCGTAACATATACCGCAATACATAAAATTATGATTTCCTAAATTTTTCAACAATTCCACCTTCTTCGGGCGGCTCTTGCTTTTTCGCTATAAGTTCCATCTGCCCGTTTAAATCCTCTTGACCTTGCACAAAAAGATTTACGTCTTTTTGCTGCTTTGCTGCCTCTCTTTAATTTACTTGGTTTAGTAGTGACTGGAGGTTTGAGATTAGAACCTTGTTCACGCTTAAACTTAGCACGACCTTTCGCACTTAATCCACCCGTTCTTGCGTGAATTTTTTTGTTGTAGCCTTTGAAGGGCTTCTTTTTCTTTTTAAGAATGTCTTGCCAATCAACTGAATCCATAGTCATTTCCTCCCATTGTTCCCGTTCCTAATAACGGTTGAGGATTTCTACTTTTTGGCTTATATGTGAACTTAACAGCAGCATCATCAATATTACTTTGATTTAACGGCTGCTTGTTGTTGTTTTTATAAATTTTCAATAGTTCTTTTCTAAATTTCTTTTTGTCTTGAACTTCTCTTTCTTTTCTTTTGTATGCTGAATAAGTTGTCGGACTATCAAAAAATCTTTCTGTAAGTCCAGTTTGTGCCTCAAGAATTTTTTTGATTTCTTTTGGCTTATGAGTATAAATATCTCCATCTTCGTGCATAAAGATTTTACCTTCTTTTCTCAACTTAGATAAAGTTTCTTTAATTTTTGCTTCTTCACCAAACTGCTTTAGGTTTTTCATTCCTAATGCTCCGCCTTCCTTTTCAATCTCGCTAAGAATCTTTGATTCTAAATCTGCTTTTAAAATGTTTTTCCAATCATTCATATTTTTCACCTATCATATAGCCTAATTTTTTTCCTACTTCAATGTCGCTTGGATAATGACTTC